ATCCGTCATCATTCATCTTCTTTACGAAGCCAGCTTCCATGACCTGCATGGCGCGACCAACAATGTCCCAACGTGCTTCACGGGCATATCGGATGAGATAATCAACCGAAGATGCAACGCTATACGTTGGAATCATGACGTAATCGCTTTCAACCGAACGCTCTGGTATTCTACCATGACCGGGGTTTGTATAAGCGACATGTTCACCTTCAAGACCGGGACTAATGAGATCAAGCGGGAACTCAGTTGTTGAGCCAGCTTCTACATTAATAGTCTCAAAGATATTACCAAGAATGTTTCCGACAAGGACACCCTTGCGGAGTGGAAGCTCAAGAGCTTTTGCGAATTCACGCTGTGCTGCCTGAGCGACATTGATATCACTATCACCTGACTTACGCAGGAGATTGATAAACTCTTCACTAGGTCTTTCATTTGTAGGCATATTATTTACTCCTTAGTTGTATTATTTATCAGGGAAGGTTTACTTCGACTTTAGCGTAGCCGTCAGCATCCTTAGCTGATAGAAATCGGCCTACAACCAAATTGGTGTAGCTGTTACCGCTAACATTAGAAATCTTACCAGCTTCTAGTTCTGATAAGTAAGCTACATCTCCAACACTTGGAGTAACGTTAGAATCAATAGCATTTGTTACTACATAACCCTTACGCAATACGGTAACTTTACCACCCTTTTGTACTTCGTCTTTGTACTGATTAAGATGGGTTCTTGTAAGATCCTTATCAACAACGTCGTTGAGAAGGACACCAAGAGGTACGCTGCCCGCATCGCCAGCTTCCTGAGCGACAAGTGCAACTCCCTGATCCATAGCAGCGCCAGAACCAGTACCGTCTTGATAGACTACTACTCCACCACGATCAAGCGCAGTGTTGCAGAAAAAACTGATATCAGTTTGAATTTCATATCTATCGGATTTTAGAGCCATAGTTTATTCTCCTTTAATTCACTTATTGAGTACGTTATTTTCAAGCCACTCTGCGACACTCGCTCTTGTGGCTGATAGTTCGTCTTCTTCGTTAGAAGCGTCTACGAGTGCAGCTTCTGAAGTCTCTGTGTCTTCCAGTGCTTCTTCAGCAGCAACTTCTGCTTCAGCTTCTTCAGCTTCTACTTCAGCTTCTACTTCTTCAGCTTTGACTTCTTCTTCTTTTTTGTCATCCTTTTTTTCTTCCATTTTAGCTTTGTATCCAGCCTTCTTCTTTTCGTCAATCTTCGTCATTCCGGCGATGATTGCTTCAAAGGTGGCATCGTCAAAGTCTTCGTAAGAAGCAACAGATTCTTCAGCTTCGTCAGCATCAAATCCAAGATCAAGAAGTGCAGCCTTGCGAGCTTCGGCCTTCTTTTCCTTCTTCATCTTCTTGAGTTCTTCCATCTTCTCTTTGAAGTCTTTATCTTTAGCTTCTACAGATTCTTGAAGCTCAGTATAAGCAGCTTCTTTTTCAGCGCAAGAAACTTCCAAAGCCTTGATAGCTTCTTCTTTTTCAGCAACTGTTTCTTCAAGCTTGGCAATAGTTTCGCCATGCTCTTTGATTGAAGCTTCGCTAAGTTGAACACGAAGAGCTTCGTTATCTTCTTTAGCAGATGCTAGCTCGCTTTTAATGTCGGCAAGCTGCTTCTCTAAAAGGTTAGTATCAGACATATCTTTTTCTCCTTTAGGAAAAGTAGTTAAAATTGTTGAATTAGTATTCAGAGAGAAAGCCTTGCTAGCATCAAGAATAACACTTCTGGGGTTTGCTGGCTTAGATACAAGACCTTTACCAGAAAAAGAAATATCTCTTAATGATCTACCGATTTTATAGCCTTCATACTCTCCATTACCACCATAGGCTCTCAAGTGCTTAGTCAGGAATGCAGAACTTTCATTGCGAGAAAGAAGCTTTGCATTTCCTTCATCGTCTAACAAAGCATAGTCAAAACCAGCAAACAAACATTCCATAGAAACAAACCATTTGCCTTCTTCAATTTCAGCAATAATTTGATTCATGCGCTGTCTATTGTCTGGATCTGTCCAGCTATTGTATAACACAGCCTCAGTGATAATATCAAAATCATCAGGCTGAGTATCGTCCGCTATGGGGTCTCCATTTTTGTCAACCACATAACTGCCAGTAATATGACCGATGATATCATTTTCATCGTGCATAAAATTAAATTGTTTATCTTCTGGAGTATCTCTAGCCGCCCAAGTTGAGGCAGAATTAAATACATCGTCATTTTTATTCCATCCAGTAGAAACGAGTACGGATGTAATATAATAAAGATCAATCTGTTTTGGGTTAGCGCTTTCAGCTTTTATTTTATCAATAAAATCTTTTGATGTTGGGGAACTACTTTTATCGCTAGCCAAAGAAGCGGGCATACAATAAGCCACACTCGCGCTTGATTGCACAAGTTCAGCTATGCCGTCTTCAATTTCTTTACTAAATATTTTCATCTACACCTCTCTGATCATTATACACAAAAACATCAGAATTACAATGTATTATCCAATCTGATGCTCAACAAACAAACCTATCGCATGTCTTCTATAATCATCAATTGAAGTGTTATCCATACTTATGTTAGTATCGTTCAATTTTTTTGTTATATATTTTGGCGTTTGAGCCTTAGATTTTAGGATCTTTGTAATTAGAGAATTATCCACATTGTCTCCATATTTCAGATTAGTAAAAACATCTATTTTAAGTTGCTCAATTTCTCTGGAATTCGCTTTAGTTAATTGTCGCAAGTTCTTAATTTTATGAGTTTTAATATATGCATCACTAATACATTCAGAGACAGTGTTCCAAGCAGATTCGGACCAGACGATAACATCAGCTACTCCGGGCTTAGTTTTTGGTTTGTCAACCCTGCGTTTTCGTGGACCTTCATCTCTTTTAAACAGTGGTCTTCCAGCGTCTATGTCCACCTTCTCGTCTGTTTCACTTGGCTCTGGATCAATCGCAGGATCAGTTTCTGGGCCTTCTTCCACTGCTTCTGGAGGTGGAGGAGGATGAAAAGGGCCAGCTTTATCTGGGCCAACAGTTTCTCGTTTAGCAAGTTCTCTTTTAAGTCTAATGTTTTCTATTTGAGGTATTTCCTTAAATCTTTCAAGCAATGTCTCGTGACTAATTATGTCTCTGTCAGCAAGCTGGATTAAAAGATTTTTCTCAGCAGCCTCGTCGGATAGTGTCATTTGGTCAAATTGAATATGAGCTTTGTATCTGAAGCCCATAGCTTGACGCACTATCTCGATTTCTTTTTCCCAAAAGCTTACGAGTCTATCTCTGCCGTACTGTAGTCTTTCCAACAATGTCTTCAAAGAGATAAAGTTGTTTGTAAAACCACCGCCATTATTAGCCATACCAGTAAGAGTTGGTGGGACACCTAGACCAGCATAGATGCTATTCAATACAGAAGTATACTTCTCGGAACCTAGAAATTTGTATACTTCACTATTAGATTCTTGAAACGAAAGCTCTGGCCCCCAAACGAGTTCCATAGTGCCTCCACCAACATTACTAGCAAGAATATCTCTAAGTTTATTAATTGCTGTTTTATTTGGTAGAATTTGATGTTCCAGACTACCAAGAGTCCACAATCTAATATTAGATATAGCCCCATCTAATGCAGACATATCAGCTAGTCTCATCTTTTCCAGCATAACAATGTCATCTAGAATTGCATAAATCATAGGGTTTGCCCACTGTCTCCAATCGTCTTTTTTATAATAAAATATAGACAATCGCTCTGGATCTAATGGGATATCCTTCTCTCCTTTTAATAAACTTTGTTTTATGTTTTGAGGCAATGTTTCAAGTACGTGATTTGGAATTTCTCCAGACTTAAACTTATCAAAAAATGAGTTGGTAGTAATAGTATAATTTTTAAGGCCCATGAATAATGACAAGTTGCCATCTTTCATTTTTACAGTTAGCGGGTTAAAGAAATTGTATCTCCAAGGGATTTCGTTCGGTTTTGCCTTTGGTGTTTCAACTCTTATATCGCTAGACATAGCCTTCATATACTGCTTCAATTGAGGCGTTATATTCGCATAACTCCTATGAACTATAACGTTTCCTGTCTTGTATAAATTATTTAAAAATCTTTCAGATCTTTCTTTGCCGTTAACTTTCTTAAACCATTGTTGATAAAATTTTTCTACACTTTTGTCTTTATGTACGATGCTAATACCTTGGCTTCCAAAGTCTCCCATCAAATCGATTATATTCCGAATGATTCCAACCTTGTCGTATGCGTCCATGCACATCCTGATGATACGCCTTTGTTCTGTTGGTACTGCTTCGTCTGGCCTAAACGCATAATAGTCCTTGCTTGTAAATCCGGGCTTAACTGATCTATTTGGTTCAATGTCTATAAAGTGGCGGTAATGATTGCCAGAAGTTTTGTTTATGCCTGAGTATGAGTTTACATTGTCAGAAAACTGAGACATAGCTTCAGCCTTGCTGTTGTCGTCATCGTTTCGCCAAGTTATCATGTCTTTGTCCATTGTTGACCTCAATTGGAATGTAATCGGATTGTATGTTTTTTAATACACATCTTTCATCTGTTCAGTGAACCAACTGGGTCCGCTGTAGGGTTTTTCGTCTGTTTTAGGCATAAACCCGCCAGTTGCGAAACCCCCATAAAACTGATACTCTTCTGGAGTAGGAGTTCTTTGTAATATTCTAGCTGCCATATTACACATTAACAATGCTGAATATCTATCTTTTCTCATTTTGCTTTTTCTTCCAGTACCCACAACAACTTGTGGTGTGTCCCACCTATCTCTGCCAGATGTAGTTTGTGTCATTTGTATCATAGATAGTTCGTCTTTTAATTCTTCTATATCTAAGATGCACTCTTCTAGAGTATCAAACATGCGACCCTTTGTGTTATCTTCGTGTTCTGATATAGATAAGGTTAGTGCGTCAAACGAAGGAAATAATAAAGCTTTATCTTCAAAGTCTTTTCTCATTCCGTGATTAGCTTCTGCAAGCCAATCGTACTTTGCAAACTGACACATTTCTAGTATATGCAGACCTTGTTCTCCATCTGTATCTTTTGGTTTATTTCTGTCGATAGTAGGCCATATGGGAACTTCACCTTCTTTAATTTTATCTTTGTCGTGCATAGACTCCATAACAGCAACGCCACCACCTTGAGCATCCATAGCAATATGTATACAAGGAAACAGCTTCATCAAATCTCTTATTTTCCTAGCACAATATGCATAAAAATCAGTTTCTGAAGAAAGACCTCTTTTCACTTTCTCTTTGTGTTCAGATCTAGTTGTTGTCCAACAATATACTATCCTTCTATGGTTTTCATGAATCTCAACAATTACAATACTAAAGTTATCAACTTCTGATGCTGGGTCAACTCCAAATATGTATTTCCTATCTTCCTTGCCCATAAGTGATGCTTCAAACTTTATAGACTCTCCATCTTGACCTATGATCGAATCTTCGGAAGCTACGCAGGATTGTATTAAAGATCTCTTGAAAAACCCTTGACTGTCTCTAGTAAAACAAGCCCCGTATTCCATTTGATATATACCAGTATGAACTGTAGCTTTAGATCTAGCAACCTGATCTGCATCCATGAAACCTTTAGGCAAAAGCTCGTATGGCATACGGATAATTGAATACTGAGTCCAATCAAAACTTTCTGGAGGGTCTTCTCCAAATATCTCTCTTAGTCTAGCTAACTCACCTTTGCTTTTTATTATAGACTTCCACTTCTTCCAGTATGTTGAAAAATGATTAAAGTCATAGTAAGCTGTTCCAGATAATATGATTTGATTATCTTTCTGTACTTCTTTTTCTTGTTGTTCTAATACTACTCCCAGCTCTTCTGCTTTCTCTTGTGCGGCTAATCTCTTTACGTTTTCTACTGGGTCTGCACTAACAGCAGCAAAACCAGCGACAACGTTTTCAAATATCTCTCTAGGTATAGACGCAAATTCGTCAGCTATAATATCGTTAGCACGTTGGCCTCTAATCTTCTGACCATCGCCTAATGGTAAACATGTAACAGTACTGTCATTTAAACGAAGGGTACATCTATCTGTATCTCTACGTGGACCGCTATCTCCATCGCATATATCTCTAAGCATAGGTGAATTACGCCAAATTGTCTCCATGTACTCAAAAAGTACCTTAGACTGTCTGAACGCAGCTCCAACTACAACAACCTTTCTACGAGGCAATATAAGCGCTCTAAGCACAGCGTAAAGTGACAACATAAAAGATTTACCAAAACCTCGGCTGGCAATAAGCATTGGAAATTTTCTGTTCCATATTTCGCATAAAAATAAAGACTGCGATGGAAGTAGCTGTATATTCAATATATGTTTAGTTATAAAAGAAAGATACTCTGGCCTAGTCATTAGCCAAGCTAGTTTCAATTTAAAATCATCGTCATTGGCACTAACTATAGACATGGGATTGAATAATTCAATATCAATATCATCTAGACCAAGCCAAGCTTCATCGATTTTTTTTATTTTATTTTTTCCCATGAATCTATAATCTCGTCTGCAAATCCATAGTGAACTGCTTCTTCAGCATTGATGTACCAATCACCAGATTTTAGTTTAGTGTTTAAAAAGTTTTTTACTTTTCCAATTGTTGGTTTGCCTTCGTATCTGTCCTGAAAGTATTTTCCTTTTACGCATTTTTTAGCATAAACCTCTAACATTACATCGCAAATGTATTTTTCGTACTTCACCCAGTTCTGCACATTGAGATAATGTCCTCCTGCTTCTGTAGAACCAAAATGTGACATAAAATATGTGTTAGGAGTAATATATCTAGTATCTGCTGATTGAAATATTATACTGCTCATAGACTCCACTTGACCATAAGCAATCATTGTAACATAGCACCTAGACATTGTAACTGCGTCAAATATAGCCATGCCGTCTGACCACTCTCCTCCTACGCTTTGTAAATGTATAGTAACTTGGTCCGAAGACTTAGCATCCAAAGCTCTAAGATTCTTTATAAATGTATTTGACATTTTATATTCTACGCCGGGATTTTCTTCGTCATTAGATCCGTAATGGTTGTGCAAGAAAATCTCTCTAGATCCTAAATTGCAACCATAGTTGTGATAATCATAAAGTATGTCTTTTTCTGTCATTAGGTCTTTCTCCCAATTGTATATTTTTCGTTGACTCTTTTAAAAATACTACTTACTGCCAAGAATGCTGTGTGTTTGTCTCCGCAAAAAAGAACATGTATATCATTGTATAATTCAAATTCTATCAAGCACTTTAGCATATATCGTCCGGTTATTTTTACAGATGCTTTGTTCTTAATTGGTATTCTAGTCTCTTTGGGAAACTTAATTAAATCCTCTAAACCAAATTCTAAAATTATATATTTATGAGGGAACGGTTCCATTCTCTCAATCTCTTTTAAGAATGTTTGCTTTTTAGATCCAAGGTTTTGCGCTAGTTCTTCAACACAGCCTTTTCTTTCGATACATATCTTATCTTCTAATCCTTGGATAGAATAATCTCCAGTATCCAGCTTGTGTTCAACCATGCCAGCGCACGTATTGAACTTACTAAAAAAATATCCGTCTTGTTCTCTGGTGTCCTTTATAACTGTAAAATCAGGAGCTTGTTTATATTTAGCCATTTAATATCTCTCTAAATAAATGTTCGTAGTGGGTTTCTTTGCCAGTTATTGATCTATGGCAGTATTTACATAGTGTTATTCCGTTTGAAGTTTCATATCTTAAAGCAGAGGCTCCAGACCATTTTGATATATGGTGTACTTGTAAATTTTTTCTAGATTTACATCCGGGCATCTGACATTTTCCTTTGTCTCTTTTAATGACATCTTTTCTAAATTGAGCATATGCTGGATCATTATAATTCCTTCTCATAAACAATCTATCCTATCTATTCTCATATATTTTCTAATTTTCCTGCACAGTATCCTCGTACTTATACTTTCATCTTCTTTTAGTAAAAGCGACACAATCCTATGACTTGTAACAGAACAAGCATCGTCTGGATCTGAAGCTTCGATAAAGTACAAACAAAACGGTGAACGAAATTCTGATAGATCATAATTTAAAAATTCACTGCTAAAGTCTGATAAGTCTAAATGTAATCTATAGTTTGGCATCCAGCATCATTTTAACCAATCCTTGTAAGTTACGTTCTGGTTTCCACCCTAAAATCGACTGAGCCTTAGAACAGTCTCCTCTTAAATAATCTACTTCACACGGTCTATAAAATTCTTTGTCTATTACTATAAATCTATTCCAATCCTCAAACCCAGCATAAGTAAATGCTTCTTCTAAAAAATCTTCTATTGTAAAAGTCTTTCCGGTACATATTACATAGTCATCTGGCTTTGATTGTTGTGTCATAAGCCACATTGCTTTTACGTAATCTCCTGCGTATCCCCAATCTCTTGAAGCTTTAACATTTCCTAGCCTAAGCTTAGGAAAACTTTCCCTGTGGATTATTATTCTATCATCTGTAAAGTCTACAGGAAAACTGTCTAATGAAGAGTACGAAAGCCATTTCTTAAAATTAGCTATCCAGCTGATTATTTTCTGCGTGACAAAATTTTCACCCCTTCGTGGTCCTTCGTGATTAAAAAGAATACCAGAACTAGAATGAAGCCCATAAGCATCGCGGTATATACGAACAGCGTGATGGGCAGCAGTTTTAGCGATTGCGTAAGGGGAATTCGGCATGAGTTTGGTCTGTTCATTTTGATACTTGACTCCATTCTCGTCTATGTCATAACTGCTACCAAACATTTCACTTGAAGAAGCTTGATAAAATCTTACGTTTAGCATATCAAGATCAACAAGAGACTGTAAGAGATTTAAGCATCCTTTGCCAGTAACATCCCAAGTCAATGCTGGTTGTTTAAATGAAGTTGCTACATGCGATTGTGCTGCTAGATTATAGACTTCATCTACATTATCGTTATCTTTGAATATATTTATAACACTACTAACATCTGTGATGTCTCCCTCGATTAACTTGAATTTATTATTAGAAGATAGATGCTTAATTCTCTCTGTTGTGTCTACACTGCACCTTCTAGCAACTCCTACGACCTGATAGTCTTTACTCAGAAGAAGGTCTGCTAGATGGCTTCCATCCTGACCAGTTACCCCAGTTATAATAGCTTTTTTCATTTTTTATCCTTTACTAGTCTCACAAAAAACCAAACCACTAATAATTCTAAACCAATCGCCGCGCTCCAACATGGTAAAATTACCGACAGTGATTCTGGGTCCATTGTTAATCCTTTGTTGTGTCTGGTGTTAAAAAAGGTTGATCTACCACTCCATCATCATATGTGTGAAATTGAGAAAGTCTTTCTTTTTCTCTGTTCATGGCTATTCTCATCTTTTCCATCTCAATTCCATATTGTTTCATTCTATCTGGATCTTGCATCATCGCAGCAACCCAACTAGTAAAACTTTGCTTACTGTCTTCAAGCCTCTTAATTCGCTGCTCACGGGTTCCTTTCATTTCTTTGAGCATAGAACCCTTTTTAGCCTGTAACTCTCTGTAATCACGATTTAGGCTTTCCTGTGATGCCCTGAGAGAAGCCACTTGTCTTTCTAGGTTGATAATATAGTCCATGTCCTGCTGGTCTTTGTCTTGACTACGTTCATCTTGTATCATGTGTTCATATAAACTAATCTGTTCAATATTCTCTTTATTCCCTTTAAGACATCTATTCATAAGTATTTCTAACTTAATAACATCCACTACTTGTATTTCTTCTGTGGGGAATACATCATCTTTAAACTGAGAGATAATCTTAGACCAATGATATTTAAATAGCTCTAATTCTTTTTCTGTAAACTGCGCCTCTAGTTCATACCAGTATGGTCTGTCTTCTAGCGAGTAAGCCGCAACCTCTTCCCTTGTAAGACCAACTTTTAAGTCATTCTTAATATATTGATTTATAGCATCAAAACTTCTATTGAGCTGGTCAGCTATATCTTGTACGCTGAGACTGTCAACCAAAGTCCTAATCAGCTCCTTCTCTTCTTTGGAGAGCCTACCGCCCTTTTTTGTTTTCATCTATGATACTCCTGATACTCTTTAATAAATTTTCTCGTCTATTCTTTGTAAGTGGTAAGTCATGCATAAACTTTAATAGGTCTTCTCTTAAGTGGCTGGGTAACTCATCATCAATTAGTGATATAATTTCTTTTTCATCTAAATCGGATATATCTAACTCATAAAAATGATATTGGTTATAGATATTAGAAGTAATAGTTGCAGGCGAATTAACTTTCTTTTTATTTACATCTTTAGAATTACCAAAATTATCACGTATAAGGTTTTTTAGTCTGTTAGATAAATTTACTGATAAGAAGTTCTCCAATGGGCGCTTATTGTCATATCTACTTAAAGCTTCAGCGCATATAATAAAAGCTTCCTGTTTTATGTCATCTATATCATAATTGTTAAATATATACTTAGGGGCGATTCTGTTTATAACAATATCAATTATGTCCATAGTTTCTTGTTCAGTATGATTTTTAGGTATTTTCATTTAATACCTCATCATCAGTCCACACTAGTGTCTTCCAAGACTTACCATCGTAGAATTTAAGCAACCTATCCTTGTCAGACCAGATTAGTGTACCTCTGGGCGGTTTTTTAGCTTGCTTGTTAACAGAAAGGACTAAAGATGAGCAGTTTAACATTTTAGCATAAAGTTTATAAGCCTTTAGCGTAATTGACTTAGTAAAATCACTAATTAAGGAAACTATATCATTGTTGTGCATTGATTGAATGTTATCTTTCAATCTGCCAACTATAGAATTCTTTTCTACGTATAAGGGCGACACTGTACGCTTATCATTAGAGAAGGGCATTACGTGGGGGTCTACAAAGACTTCAGAGACGTTAGAAGTTCTAAAAGCTTCTATGTGTACGTAAGAATTTTTATCGATTGGAGGAGGGGTGTACGGGTTAGGATGTGGGATGTTGCCATCATCAGTAATACCAGCTAATACGTTTGTTCTTTTAACAACATATGTACTGCCTACTAATTTTAGATTTCCTAATCCTAATTCTTTGTACGCAACCCTATGACCATCGTAGTGAGATAGTTCGTAATAAAAATAATCATCTTCACCAAATTCAGTAGAAAAGTTATTACATGTGCATTTAAATCTAGGATTATACTTGAAATGTTTTTCTATATCAAAGCATAAATTTTCACATCCCAGAAGTATTATAATACCTGTACGTGGGTCTATGTCACACTTTTCAGCAATCGTCTGGTTCGTCGTCTTTAGTCTTCTCGTCGGAACAGCCATGCGCATCCTCTTTGAGTAAATCCTTTATTGACTTATCTTTTGCGTTAAGGTCTTCCGTTACAGATGCTTGCAGTGACGCAGTTGAACGACAATGCAATTGTGAATCTAATTGTTTATGTTTGCTCATATTAAGCCTCCTAAGAAAATTATACACTTTACAGCGATTTTTTGCAATTTTATAAGGATATGGGGGCGCATTCGGGAGCATTGGGTAATACTTAATTGTAAAAATCATCAGAAAAATAGTACAATGCTACTATGAATACCAAACAATGTGCGTACTGCAAGTTAGACCTACCAGCCAACACGGAAGTATTTCCCGTGGTTAATGGCTCTGTTGCTGATTTTAAAGCTGGTAAAAAAGGAGTAAGGCTGCAAGCGAGATGCAAGAAATGCAGACAATTAACTAGACATGATAAGCATAAGAGCTACGAGCAGAAAAACCAACCAACCGCTGTCTGTAAAAAATGCGGAACAGAAAGAAAAAATAAATACTTTCACTCTCACGCAAAAAGAAAAAATGGGATGGAATCAACCTGTGTTTTATGTAAGCTCAATCACGAAACTGAACAAGAATACGACATGGCTAAAAGTCGTTACAAACCGTGTGAGGAATGCGGTTGTGGATTCTTAAAAAGAAAAGGTCCAGAAAATTATTGCGGTGCGTGTGGTAGAAAAAAAGCAGCTATAACTAATAAAAGAAATCACTTACTAGCTAGTTTTAGACATAATATACCTAAAAGAATTGCTAAAGCCAAGAAAGAGATTGATCGCCTGCAAAAATTTTTACCCATACAAGTATGCACAAACTGTGGTGAGCATAGGGAAAGATCAGAATTCTACGGTAATAGTCGGCAGTGTAGCAATTGTATTAAAGCAAAGGCAAGAGAGCGTAGTCAAGATCCACAAAGACAGAAAGAGAGATCTATTTACGCAAAAAGAAGATATAGAGAGAATGAAGAACATAGGAATAAAGTTAAACAGCAAGCTATAGCTTATAGTAAAGAAGCTAGAAAGAGACCAGAAGTAAAAATTATTCATAATGTTCGTAAGAGGATTAAGAGGTGTCTTAGTAAGGGGAAGAAAATAGGAAAACATGTTAACAAGTATATACAGCTGCCAAATGGTCTTACTCTGGATGACCATCTTGAGTCGCAGTTTGAAAGCCAAACAGAAGTGTGGGGCAAAAATAGCAACGGAGAAGCTATGTCTTGGGATAACTACGGAGAGGGACCAGACAAATGGCACATTGATCATCATGTTTCATTGAAGGCTAATGGAATATACGAGCAAAACATTAGCAACGCAGAACTAGAGCGTAGAATGAAGAAAGCATGGTACTATAAGAATTTGAAGCCCTTGTGGGGCAAATATAATATTGCTAAGAGTGCTACAACTATACGATGCGCAGAGGACAAAAGGCGTATCAAGGAACAAGCAGATGCTATCTGGTAGGCTTGGGTAATACATTGAAATAAATATGTTTGATTGTGTTTGGACCACCCCAGCATTTTTCGTACCAAAACGAAGAAAAATAATAGGTACTAAAATAGCGTGTACCTTCCCAAAATGGCTGTAAGTCCTTTCCCAGTATAGACTTACGTGCATTTATAAAAAAAATAAAATAATTTCTAAATTAGTGCTTGACAATTGACGATATACTATATATACTTAGGATATAAGAAACAAACAACTAACCAAAGGAATTCACAATGAATATCTCACAACGAAATCGAATCGCTAACAATCTTAAAATCGTAGACGTTCACAATCGAGAGGTTGTTGTAACGAAAGATACTAACAAGGTTATCGGATACGCTAAGAATGGCAAATTTGCACAAGATCCACTAGTAGTACGAACATTACAGAATAGCTACGATCTTAACCGAGTATGGGGATTAGGTTAATTCCTCTTGACAGATTAAAGTTTCTACTGTACAATGTCGATATACTAATAAGGAGAAAAGTTATGCGAGAATCAGATCAAGAATTA